ACTGGTCTACCTCAACTCCTACCGACACAAAGTATCGTGCTGGGATGTTGATTCACAAGGACTCGATGACCCATGCGGAGCAGCAAGGAATCCGCACACAGTCGCAGTACAAACAAGAGTATCTTGGTACTCTGGTTACGTCTGATACGGTGTACGGGGTGAAAGAACTGCGAGGGTATGCTGGCTTGGCTTTCGTGGTTCCGGCTTAAGTCATCCCTGTGTAATGGGTGGGGGCATTTTACCCCCACCCTTCTTTAAGCCAGATAAGGAACAACTCATGTCAAAAGTATTGATTGGCTGTCCATTATGGTAACTTTCAGATGCAAAAGAAGTGGGAATACAGTTTCGTTTGTGACACCTTCCGATATTGAAGGTATGCGTAAACATGAAGGTTACGATGAGGTAATCGAACATGAAAAAACAAAACCAGAAGAAAGCCTTGTTGGTTATCCTATTGTAAGTAAAGAAGTTAAAGTGTTGAAAAAAAGAGGCCCAAAGCCTCGGAGCAAAATCGGATAAAGCTGTAAGGTTTTAAGGAGAGCAGCATGGGATTTTTTAAGAAATTAAGGCAGTCGGTTTACCTTAAAAAGTCTGAAACCAGACCAATAAATGAAAGTTCGGGTAGGTGGTATGCTGCATTAAGCCCGACAAATAAAGTAATAGTTGATAATGCAAGGAAAACAGAAGCTGCCGCTTCTGTTGAGCCGCGCCGTGGCTCTAATTTGCCTAATCATTACACCAACAGGAACGGCAAGACTGTATACAAAAAAACAAGGAACCGTAATACAGGTACTACCAGCATACGGCCACAAGCAAGACCGCAGGCGGCAATAAAAGCTGATTATGATACCGCTTTTGCGGCATTGAACAGCAACCCCCAATTAGCAAAGGAATACAATACGCTCGGGTTGGGTCGTGGCGCGCCAACTTCCGGGCTTACTCCAGCTGGTTATTTCATATTAACAACAGCGGCAATGGGTGGTGCTGCTGCGTTAGGTGGCTCCTCCGCAGCGGCAGGAAGCGGCGCATCTGCCGCTTCCGGTGCGGGGGCTACTGGTGGCGCTGTCGGGACTACTGGCGCTACTGCGCTTCCTGCTGGTGGAATGGTAGGGACAGGGGCTCTCTCCGCCGCCGATGCGTCATTGATGGGGGTTGGTTCTACTGCGCTTCCTGCTGGTGGAATGGTAGGGACAGGGGCTCTCTCCGCCGCCGATGCGTCATTGATGGGGGTTGGTTCTACTGCGCTTCCTGCTGCAAGCTCCGGTGGGGGCGGATTGTTCTCGACAGCCGCAAACGCTTTTAATACAGGTGGGATAGGCAACCAGCTTGTAGGAACTGGCGCTAAATTGCTTGGCGGTGTCATACAAGGAAACGCCGCACAAGATGCCGCACAAACCAGTGCAAGCGCCCAAATCGAAGCCGCGAGGATTGCTGCCGATGCTGCAAAATTCCGTCCTGTTGGGGTTGCTTCGAGATTCGGTGCATCAAAATTCGGTTATGACGCGCAAGGCAATCTAACGTCTGCCGGTTACCAGATGTCGCCTGAATTAAAGGCGCAACAAGACGCTTTGATGGGTATATCGAATCAAGCTCTAACACAGTATCAAGGCGCGCAAGCCGCCACAGCCCCATTAGGTCAAGGCGCACAGACTTTGTTCGGTCTTGGACAAGGTTACTTGTCCACCTCTCCGCAAGAGCAAGCCGCTAAATACATGCAAGAGCAACAAGCATTGCTCGCCCCTTCACGCGAACGAGAGATGGCTGCATTACAGGCGCGTCTCCAAGCTCAAGGGCGTGGCGGGTTAGCCATTGGTGGCACTTCTAGTGGGATGATGGCTGCTAATCCAGAGCTTGAGGCTTACTACAATGCTATCCGCCAACAAGACTTGGGATTGGCCGCAAAAGCGACTCAAGGTGGACAGCAATACGCCGCATTCGGCGCTGGATTGCTTGGAACAGGATCTGATTTACAAAAAGCCATGTATGGGACACAAACTGCCGCATACGCGCCTTACCAAACCGCTTTGGGTGGTGCGGCAACGCTTGAATCGCTCGCACAAAATCCGATGGATATTGGAACGGCGATAGGCGCAAAATCCAGCACTGCTTCTGCCAATGCGGGGTTATTGACTGCTCAAGGGCTGGCTAATGCAGCTCAAACCATGCAGCCAGCCAATGCTTACAGTCCGTGGGGTACTTTACTATCTGGCGCGGGTCAGGCTATTGGAAACTACAATCAACCTCAACAACCAACTTATGACCCGAACAAGTTTAGGCTTGTTCCATTCGGGAGTTAATTATGGCACAAGACATCGTATCTGGGTTGTTCGGACTATCTCCTAATCAAGTTGCTCAACAACAGCAACAGCAGATTGATTTGCAGGCTCAAAACTTCGCCCAGTTAGACCCTTTCCAACGTGCCGCCCAAAGCATGTATCAAGCAGGCGCTGGACTTGGAGGAATTGGCGCAGGTATGCTTGGACTTGTTAATCCAGAGGTTGAGGCCGCGAAACAGCGTGAAGCTACGCTAGGCCAGATAGATATAAATACGCCGGACGGATTGCTTCAAGGCGCTGAACTTGCTCGTCAGCGCGGTGATGTACGGATGCAGATTCAACTGCAAGCATTGGCCGAACAACGCAAAGCCGAATTGGTCGACCAAGATCTAAAGGTTGCTCAAGCAGAGAACTTTAGAGAGGTTAAAAATCCAACTCCTGTTAAACCCGAAATTCAAGAGGTAGGTGTTGAAGGGAAGCCAGGTTGGAGGCAGCGCGCAATTGTGAATCCCGATGGGTCTACTATTCCTGTTGGCGCGCCATATATGTCATCTCAAGGCGGTGTCGGTGGCGGAGAAAGCAAACAGCCTATAGCTTATATTGACCCTAAAACCGGACGCGCTGTATGGGGGACGATGGGGCAAGCAAGAGGTAAAGTAGCCGCGATATATGATCCTGCGACAAAAGGTTATGTTGCTGGTGCAGCGAAAGTGGGAACAGGCTTTGGCGAGATGAATATGACTCAATACGAGGCCGCTACTACGGCGGTATCCTCAATAGAGGATATTGATAAATTGATTACACATATCAATACATCTGATGCTATTACAGGCATGGGTGCTGACGTGTATAAAAACATTGAGAGAGCCAAAGCAATACTTGGCGACAAAGTTGCAAGCGGCAAAGCGTCTGACACTGAAATTCTTGACGTAATGATGGGTTCGGAAGTTTTTCCAATGATTAAATCTCTTGGTGTAGGGGCGAGAGGGATGGACACCCCGGCCGAGAGAGAATTTATGCGTTCTGTTTTAACTGGCTCAATATCGCTGAATAAAGACACTTTATTGAGGATGGCAAAGATCCGCCGAGACATTGCCGAACGATCTGTTAATAAATGGAATTCCAGAGTTGAGAAAGGGGATCTTGATAGGTTTTATGAGGCGACAGGGATTCCAAAGGAAAAAATAGAGCTTAAAACTTCTGCTGGAAGTAATACGCAAACATGGGTGCGTGATGCAACTGGCCGTCTTGTGAGGGGGAGATAATGCCTATTACTGTAATGGTTGATGGTGTTAAGCATGTATTCCCTGACGGGACTACAGATGATGAGATTTCATTTGCATTGAACGGCCCAAAAAAGAGCCAAACTAACCAGCCACCTTCCCAAGAAGAAAACTTCCTGATGAAAAACTTTGTTCGCCCTGCGAATGAGTTGGCTGGGTCGGTTGTTGAGCCTGTGCTTGGAATGGCTACTGGAATGGCTGCAAAGCCAATTTCAGAGATCGCTGGTATGGCTGCTATTGGCAGTGAATTGGTATCCCCGAAAGGCGGCGATCCGGAGGCATTTAAACGGGACGTAGCCGAGGCGCTTACTTACAAACCACGAACGCAACTTGGTTCATCTAATCTCAACCCTATCAATGCAGCAATAAACGCTGCTGGAACAGTTTTTGATGCTGGGGGGGATATTGTCGCAAACGCGACTAAATCGCTAACAGGTAGTAATATTGCTGCGGCAGGAGCAAAAGAATCCGTATTGCAAGGATTGGGATTGGTTGGAGCCAAGACCGTGCCAAAGATTAAGGCTAAAGGGCTTAAAGAAAAGGCCTTGTATTCAGAGCGCGATGCGGCGCGTCAAGCATCAAAAGATGCCGGGCTGATTTCCCCACCAGAGGGCGGAATAGTTCGAAAAACGCTTTATCAAGCTGGAAAAGCAGGGGACGCTGTTTCATTAAAGAACCAACAAAAGGCCACATCTTTGCTGGCTCGTGATTCTGGATTGCCGGAGAATGTGCCTATTACCAAAGAACTGATAACAGAGAAAAAGCAGATTTTGAATAAATCGTATGATGCTTTTGCTGGTGCGTTCCCTGGTGGTGTGCAAATATCAACGCCATTCGTGAATAAGATGAAAACGAAGTTGGCTGACGTACAAAATAAACTTGCTACAGAGGCTACTACTTATTCGCATTTAAAAGATGTCCCAAGCGTAATTACAGAACAGATAAACAAAGCATCTGGTGTAAGGGATGCTCAAGGATTGATTGATAGCATTTCCGCCTTACGGAATAAAGCAGACGATGCTTACGCAATTGGCAATCCAAAAGCAGGAAAGATATATCGAGACATTGCAGACGGATACGAGAACGCAATGGGCGGCCAATTAAAATCGTCCAGTAATTTCAAGGTTTACAACGAATTCGAAGCGGCTAGAACGAAGTTGGCTAAATTGCACTTTTTGTCTGATGTTATTGACCCTGTAAGCGGGTTGGTTGACTTTAACCTCCTCCGGAACAAAGCTGGCTCTAGCATCAAGAAGAAAAAATTCCTAACTGGAGACACAAAGACTGTCGCAGAGTTTGCAAAGCAATTTAAGACAGCATCTAGGCAACTTACACCAGATCAAATAGCTTCATTGAACAAGTTGGAAGTTACCGTTCCATTAGCCGCGCTAGGGTCTACCGGTGGTGGTGCTGCGGTAGGTGCGTCTATGTTTGGTAGTCCATTGATGGGTGCTGCTTTGATGGCTATACCTGCTGGCATGACGATGGCCGCACCAAAACTAGGAACTGCTGGATTGCTCTCTAGAACGCCAACATACACCAATAAAGGCATTCAGTCTGTTTACGGCACGGCTGCTTTGGCCCCATACTTTGCCGATAAGGAGCAACAATGACTTATTTGGAATTGGTTAATAATGTACTAATCCGGTTAAGAGAATCCACCGTGCAAACGGTCGCGTCTAGCTCATACGCGTTACTGATTGGCAAGTTCGTTAATGATTCTAAACGCCAAGTAGAGGACGCATGGAATTGGGATGCGCTATCTGCCGACCTAATTGTTACCACGTCAGCAGGAACGTCCAATTACGCCGTTATTGGCTCCGGCGTGAGACATAAGGGCGCCGTTATCAACTGTACTACTTCGACGGCTTTGAACCAGCTTAAAAACGTTCCAATCCAGTGGATTATCGACCAACAACAACTCTCCACCGTTCAGCGCGGTTCTCCGTGTTATTACGCATGGAATGGAACTAATGGCACGGATAGCAAGATTGAGATATTCCCCACACCAAACGGGGTTTACACGTTGGCTGTAAGCCTTTATGTGCCGCAACCCTCGTTATCTGCTGATGAGGATGTTTTAACTATTCCCCCTGAAGCAGTGATTGCGGGAGCATACGCTCGCGCTGTAGTTGAGAGAGGGGAAGATTCCGGGTTAAGTTCAGGAGAGGCTTACGGCTTGTATAAAGGCATATTGGCAGACCAGATAGCTATTGAAGCCAGCCGGTTCATCGAGAATGATTCATGGGTAGTTTGCTAATGGCTCAACAACTACAACCAAATACACTTTCGTCTCCTGGATTCTTTGGGATGAATTCCCAAGATTCGCCTGTAGTGATGGATCAGTCATTTGCGTTAAAAGCGCAGAATTGCGTAATTGATAAATCGGGCCGTATCGCCGCTAGAAAAGGGTGGAGCAAGGTTAATACAACCAATACCGAGTTATCCACAAGTAATATCTCCTGCCTTGGGGAATTGGTCGCTAATGACGGCTCCACAACTACATTAGCCGCTGGTGGCGCGTATCTGTTCAAATTAGTTGGTAATACACTCACAACATTAACGTACGGCGGAGGTGGGGTTGCCCCTGTTATCACTGCAAGTAATTGGCAATTCGTCCACTTGAACGGTGTTGCGATATTTTGGCAAATAGGGCATGACCCGCTGATATACGAACCTGCTGTATCCACATCGACGTTTAGGCGGTTATCAGAGCGTTCTGGCTATGCTGGGACATCTGGGCAATGTAACACTGCATTGAGCGCATTCGGGCGCATTTGGGCGGCAGATACATTAACAGATAAGAATACAGTTGTATTCAGCGATCTGTTAGCCCCCCATATTTACACTGGCGGGACATCCGGCACGTTGAATGTGTCAAAGGTGTGGACGAATGGCGCTGATGAGATTGTGGCTCTTGCCGCACATAATAATTTCCTGATTATTTTCGGGAAGTTTCAGATGATTGTGTACACCGGGGCTTCCGACCCCGCCACTATGACTGTGCAGGATACGATTGTTGGCGTTGGATGTTTAGCAAGGGATTCAGTTCAAAACCTCGGCACAGACGTTTGGTTCTTGTCATCAGAAGGCGTGCAGAGTTTTGGCCGTGTAATACAGGAAAAATCATCTCCTATAAACGAGATAACGAAGAATATCCGCGACGAGATCATTGAGCATATCCAAGCCGAGACACTAGCAAATATCAAGAGTGTGTATTCAAATGTCGATTCTTTCTATTTAATAACACTTCCGACAGCCGCAGAGGTTTATTGTATTGACACCAAAACGCCGTTAACAAATGGCGGATACAGGGTGACTGCGTGGAATGGTAATGTCCCAACTGCGTTATGCTCTAAAGTGGACAATACATTGATTTTCGGCAAATCAGGGTATGTTGGGTTGTATGGAACGTATAACGACGATGTGGCTGCTTACCGGATGGTTTATCATAGTCCTTATATTGATTTCGGGAACCCTATATTTGGCACGATCCTAAAAAAGATTCAAGTTACCACGATTGGTGTATGCAATAGCGCCATTATGAAATGGTCTTTTGATTTCATCTGGAAATACTTTAGTTTTGGATTCTCTATCAAACAAGGAAGCGGTGTTGTTGCGTATTACGGCGAGGATGATAAGTACAACACAACAGCCGAATACACCACTCCTGTAGTTGCCACAACAACCTCAATCAATGCTTCCGGCTCTGGTACTGTAGCCAAATTTGGATTTGAAGCGGTTATTGACGGTAACCCCCTGTCTTTACAGAAAATTGATATACTTACGAAACAAGGAAAGTTGAGGTAACTATGGCTGTTTATGTCAAAATAAGTGATTTTGCAATCAAGGATTCCTTGCTTACCGGGGACCCTGATAAAGTTATCACTGGCGCCGAATTGGATGCTGAATTCAATGCTATCGCCCTTTCCAGCTCGCAAAACATCACAGCAATCACTAATGCTCAATCTGCTGCGGAGGCTGCTGCCGTGTCCGCTGCGGCTGACTTGGTGTTGACTAACGCCGATGTTGTTCTAACTCATGCTGATGTTGTTCTAACTCATGCCGATGTGGCATTAACTGCCGCAGATGTTATCTCCGCTACCGCTTCTGCAAGCACCGCTACAACGCAAGCAAGCAATGCTTCAACTTCTGCATCCAATGCGGCCACATCAGAATCAAACGCAGCCGCGTCCGAATCAAGCGCCGCAACTTCTAAAACCAACGCCGGGACATCAGAAACAAACGCGGCGACTTCAGAGACGAATGCAAAAACATCAGAAACAAACGCGTCGGCAAGCAAAGTAGCTGCCGAGGCTGCCGCTAAATCATTTGCGTTTAAGTGGACATTCTCCGCCACAACTTCGATGGCCGACCCCGGAAGCGGCGTAGTCAGGCTCAATAACACCAATCCTGCAAGTGTAACAGCGATAGCTATTGATGATAACAATTCTGACGCACAGGATATTTCAGTTTATGTGACATCTTGGGATGACAGCACAAACCCCAATAAAGGCACTGTAACGCTAAAGCAAGGCGCAAGCATAGCCATTTACACTGTTACCGGATTAACTGATAACATTGGGTGGACTGAATTATCAGTTACATATATCACTGGTTCAGGTTTATTTTCGGCCACAGAAATGTATGTTGGGTTTGTTCGTGCCGGGGATCAAGGTTCGTCTGGCATAGCAACAGACCTACTGCCAGGCGCAGCAACAGCCCTGCAACTTCTCCGCGTCAACACCGCCGGAACTGCGATTGAAGGGTACACCTTTAGCGCAAATACCCAATGGACAACCATCACCGCAGACCCATTGCCTGCCGTGGCTGGTACGTTCTACCGGCCTGATACAAGTGGCGGCACGTTCTCCTTCACCATGCCTGCTACGCCTGCCAACAATGACCGCATTGG